TCGCACGTCCTCCAGCAGTTTGTTCACGAACGGCATTGCGTCCGCGCAGGTTGCGACGCGTGCGCCGGCCAGTTGCTGCAGCGCGGAGTCGTAGCGCTTACTGGCGACGTCGGCCTGCTGCTGGGCGGCCAGGCCGCGCGCCTCGGCCGCCAGCTTGGCCTTGGCCAGGACCTCGGTGGCGCGATTCTGCTCACGGATGGCGGCCTGGTAGTCGGCGGCGCGCTCCTGCACGGCGGCCAGCTCACCCCGGGCTTGGCCCATCGCCCGGTCGCTCAGCCACCAAGCCGCGCCGCCGGCGCCGCCCACCGCCAGCAGCAGGCTGGCCAGCACCGCGCTGGTAATCTTCCAGCCCTGCCCGGCCGCCGCGCCGGCCAGCGCGCCGAAGGTGCTCACGACTCACTCCAGTCGGGCAGCGGCACCGTCTGGCCCGCCAAGGCATGCGTGCAGTCGTTCAGGAACTGGATCATGCCGTCGGTGACGAAGGAGTGGCAGATGCCGCATTTAAACGGTGAGGGACGGCCGAACCGCTTTTCGTAGGTGCACCAACATTCTTTCTTGTCGCCGTCCATGAAATGCCCGCTCTGGGCCAGCACAGACGGCGTAAACGTCGGCGCATCCGGGTTGCCGTTATAGCCCCAAACTGGGCGCGCCGCGCCGCTCGCCGCAGGTGCCACCGCGATCACATGGGTTTCGCCACAGCCGGGGCAATTGAACGCCACATAGCCGTCGGCCATGATGTCCAGCTTTCCTTGTGCGCAGCTCATGACAACACCTTCAGCGCGCCCAGGTAAAGCGCCAAGCGCTCGGGCCAGCCGATGGCGTCGCCGACGGCGGCCGTCTTCTTGCCACGGTTTACGACGTCGCACACGCCGTCGAAGTCGCGCACGTCGGCCCACGCGTTCAGGCGGTTGATGGACCAGAACCAGCCAGCCGAACGACACGCCCCGTCCGGCGTGCGCAGCCAGGCCGCGATGTCGGCGCGCGGGATACCGAAGTGGCGCGCGCAGGCCGCGTGGTTGTTCTCGAACGTGAGCTGGATCAGCCCCGTGCCACGGTTGCGCCAGCCGTCACCGCTGGCCTCATCGCGGTTACCCTCGCGGCCGCCATACGCGCGGTTGGCGATGCGCTCAGGATGGCGCGCATAGGCGGCGGCCGTCGCAGGCGGGAAGCGCTGCGGCCAGGTGCGCGTTAGTGCGTCCGCCGAGTAATTTAAGTTTTCCTCCAGCGCCGCCAGCTGGCTCGACTCGTGCGCCACGGTAGCGAGGAAGGCTGCTTGGCGCGCCGGCGTGCCGATGTCGAATTCGACCATGGCTGCGTTCAGCGGCGCCAGGAACAAGTCGACGCGGGGGCGTGCCAGCGGCATGATAGACAGCAGCTGCGCAGCATTCATAGTCGACCTCCCATCTTGCGGCGGTTGAACGCGAAATGCATGGCGACGCCGACGGCAAAGGCGCATCCGAACAAATCACGGTTGTAGAAGCACGAGGCCAAGCACGCCAATGCGCCGGTGGTCAGCGCCACGTAGGAATAGCGCACCAGGTGCCGCGTGCGCGGCCCCATTTGATTTAAGGAGCACAGCCCGATGAGCAGCACGTACAGCGCCGCCAAGCCTTGAATAATGGAAATGATAGTCATGGATCACTCCTTGGAGTCCGGCACGTTTGGCAACTTCACATTGCGGAAGCGGTCGACCACGGCCAGCAACGCTGGTACCGCACGCATCGCGACCAAGCCGGCGAAGAACGCCAGGCCACGCTCGAATGGATCGGGCAAACCCAGGTAGTGCAACGCGAGCGGCGCGGCCGACACGGCCACCGAGGTGCCGGCCAGCACGGCGGTCACCGCCTGGCCGCGCGTCATCTCTTTGGCATAGCTCAGCGATACGGCCGCGCCCAGGAACGAAAAGACCAAGGTGGCCACCTTGACGCCGGCGACGGTTTCAACTGGGGATGGATTAATTTGCATGGGCACTTTCTTCTAGTTGTACTCGGGGTTGATCGCCATCAGGGCGGTTTCGCCGACATGCGACAAATTAGCGAACAGGGGACGGCCGGCGGCCAGCAGCACGGCGGCGGCCAACTCGTAGCAGAACCAGCAGTCGTCCTCCGCCCAGTCGCGGCCGGGTGCCAAGCCCAGTCCGAATGCGCCGCGCCAGTCGTACCGCTTCCCACGCTGGGTTTCGGCCCAGGCGATGCCGGCAACCGCGTCGCGCACGCCGTAGCGGATCGTCCGCACAATCGTCTGGCCTTTCAACGCAGAGGCGAAGTCAACCTCGCGAACGCCGTGCAGCATGGTGGCCTCGTAGCACTTGTCCGGGCCAACCACGATGGCATGTGACGACAGCGCAAGAGCGAAGCGGCTGCGCGGCATAACCCAGCGGATCAGCCAGGAAACCGGGTTCCAGCGGCGGCGAGTAAACAGGACGGTAATCGTGCCCATCACAGCCTCGCTGCAGAAATGAAGAGCGCATCGAGTGCAGCCGCATCGCAACCAATGGCCGAGCCGATGGCAACGACCAACGCCCGATGACGCTCAAACTCTTGCGAGTCATCCCATTCGATCTGCGCCAATGCCCGCTGGGTCGCATCAGCTATTCCATCGATGGCCGGCTGCACATGATCAAGCAGACCTGCCAGTAACAATGCTTGGCGCGCCTGCCGCCGTGTCACGCGTTCGGGGACAGTGGCAGGCGGCGCCTGCGTAGTAAAGACACCAGACATCTCGTCGTATTGGTCGCCCAATTTGCCGCCTTGCTCGGCGTCCACCAAATGCATGTCTGGGAACACATCGAGCGAATCGACAACAATAGTATTGGCAACCCGGCCGTTTTCAATGATATGCGCACGCATCTATACTTTCCCCCAAATCCGAAGTTCGCCTCGAGCGCCATTGCCCCCTGCGCTGGTGTTCTTACCGCCGCCGCCCGCGCCTGCCGGCGCAGTGCCATTGGTGCCTCCCGCGTTGGTACCTTGGCCGCCGTTGCCACCATATGTGCTGGTACCGCCCTGGTTTGGCGTGCCACTGTCGGTCGCGCCACCACCGCCCGCACCACCGTAAACAGAACTATTTCCCACTGCCCCGCTGGCGCCTCCGGCGCCTCCAGCGGCGCCACCGTAGTCTGTCGTCAAGGTCCCGGAAGTTGCGGTGCTAAACATGTTCGATACTGTAGTGCGAGACCCGCCTTGGCCGCCGCCGCCGTCGCCTGAAGTGCCACCCTGTCCGGGGGATCCGCCGACTGCTGTTACCAGCGCGCCCAACGTTGTGCTTCCGCCGGCAGTACCTGTTGCAGAGGACCCGCCAGGGCCACCTGCGCCAATAGTCACTGCCTCGCTCACAGAAAGCGAAGCCGCAGCGAGAGCGAAGGGCCAGCATTGACCACCTCCTCCCCCTCCGCCCCTACCGCCAGCACCGTTACTTCCACCACCACCACCTGCGCCCCACGCCAGCCCCTCGAACAACTGGTAGCCGGGTGGCTTAACGAAATTACCGCTAGAGGAAAATACCTTGTAGAACGGCCGGATCACCGCTGATTTAAGTGCCGCGCCATCGCACATGACGAGGCGCGCTTCGCCGGGATACATGATGTATGACGTAAGGCCATCAATCAGTTCGGCGCCGCTAGGGTCCAGCGTGATGTCACCCGAGCTGGAATTTCGGATCCAGACATGCCAGCTCCCACCAATGCTGGCGACAGCATCGAACGTCTGAGTGAAAGTGCCGGAGGTAATATCGATGAACTTGCCCTTGTCAGCATTCGACAAAGAGGTGTTGCTCGAGCGCGCGGTGTACGTGGTCCCAATCGCAACCGGTGCCGTGCCGTCCGCCTTGAAAATCGACACGCGCATCTGTGTGGCGGTCTCGGCGTAGATCTCGATCCGATCACCCACGGCCGTCGTGTAATTCACCCCGCCGGGCAACTGGACGTTTGCACTGTGGGTCAGCGGCGTTGCGGCGCCGGCGATCAGGGTGAATTTGTCGCCAGCCTGCGCAGCGGTGCCGAAGCTGGTCACCGCCGTCGTGCCGACCAACGTGGCCGAATTGCCGACCGCAGCCCAGACATTGGTCGTGGCGGCGGCGGTGATGTTCGCGGCTTTCAGTTCGCTGAGGTGCCCCGTCATGGCGCCACCGGAAACGCCGCCAGTCGGCCCTTGCGGTCCCTGCGGTCCAGTCGCGCCCTGTGGCCCTGCCAGTGAGAGGTTCCAGTCAGCAAAGGTGCCGCTCCCGCCGGTCATCGTCACATTTAACGACAGCGCAGTGCCGACATAGCTAAGCACCTGACCGAACACCCAGTTGGCATTGTTCGCGGCGCTGATGGCCGTCATGAAGACGCCTGGCGTGTACAGCTCGCCGGCCTGCGTGGTGAAGTTCTTGGTGCCGGCACCGATGCTGACCGAACTGGTACTGGTACCAACGAAAGCACCGGCCAGCGCCGCAGCCGAAGCCGCACTGGCTGCAGCAGCAGATGCACTCGCAGAAGCGTTGCCCGCAGCAGTGCTTGCCGTGCTCGCGCTGGCGGCTGCCTCGCCTGCCTTGGTCGTGGCGATACCGGCCTGGGTGGTGGCGGTGCTAGCCTGACTTGCCGCTGTGCCAGCAGAAATCGAAGCGGCAGCTGCCGCAGCTACCGCCTCTACAGCATTCGCGAAAACGTTGGCGCCCAGCGCATTGGTCTGCGTGACGCACGCCGGCTGAGCCGCCGAGTAAGCATACGCAGCCGCATCAAACGTCGATTCGTCGTCATCCGGGTTCGGCGCCGGTGGCAGCGCGGTGATTGGGGTTGGTGCTGTTGGCATTAAATGATCCCTTTTACTGTCACATCAATAGATGCGTGGCCGTAGCCGTTATAACTAACTGGCGCCGCTGAAATAATCCCGAAGGTGGTTAGTCCGGCATAGCCGGCTGCAGCCGTTCCAATGCAGGCAACTGGAATACCTAGCACCTCTTGCAACAGGGATACGGACTGGTCCGCTTGGTCGCGTGGGAGAACGATCTTGCAGTGCAGGTTGGTCGCCGAGCTGCCTGGCAACCACGTCGTTGTGCCGTCGTTATCGGTGCTGTTATAGCCATACGAGACGGGTTCGACGCTCGACCCATACTCAGTCCCGCCCCACGGACCTATGCCGACAAGGGAGCGGTACTTGCCAAGTACGATCATTCCCAACGCACGTGTTGCGCCAGATCCTGCGTGGATAGTGATAGTGATCTCGGCTGCCGGGCGGATGGGAATGCCGGTGGCAATTATTTTCGCAAGCGGCCGCCGGCCGCCGAAGTAATAGCTGTACCAACCTCTACTCGGTTCACGCAGGCGCCCGGTCTTGTTGTAGATGACAGTCCCGCCCGCAACGTCCTTGACGGTAATGTCATAGGTAGCGCCAACAGCGCCATACAACGCAAGGGCATTGCAAAAACGCGCCGTGATCGGGTAGCCGATATCGGTCGACGTGCTAGTCGCAGCCGTGCTGGTATAGATGTCGAACGGCGCCATCTTATTTGTCGGCCGCATGTCCTTCCAGCGGGTCGGCTCCAGCTCAGGGCTAATCGTGCTAGCTCCGGCCACAGCACAGCGATATACGCGATGCGTCGATACCACGTGGCGCTCATCGCCAATCACGTAGGTCCCGCTGGTCCATGCGGCAGTGGCGTCTTCCGACAGCGTGCACCCCGCGCCGATCTGCGTGGCGTTGATCTGAATTGGCACGATGACGTTCATACGACCGCCGCCACGTTCTTGACCACTTCGCATCTCATGGAGTTGCCGCCTGAGGTCAACTGGTCCAGCAGATCACGAGTGCGTCGGGTGCTATCGCTGATCGCCGAAAGCTGACCTTCCAGACGCTTGTTCTGCGCCTCCAGGCGCCCGTTCTGTTCTCTTAGCATCCGCACCAACTCTGTCATCTCTTCGCTGTTGCCGCCGCCTGACAGCATCCGGCTGGTCTGTTCGAAATTCCAAATCCGCGAAGGGCCGGTCGCTTCGATTTCCATTCCACGCTCGCCGACAACGCGCAGGCCACCGGCATGGTCACCACCACCAGCAAACGCAGGCACGTAGCGGGTCTTATAATCGCTAGCCAACGCGTTGACCTTGTAACCGTGGCGGCGCATGTAATCGTCGCTACTCTCCGCCGGATCGTTCGCAATGCCTTTAACTGCATCAAGCGACTTCATCGCCTGCACATCCTGAAGCCCCGCCACGTATTCATACTTCTCGGCCACGTCACCAGCACTGCTCTTGATGGCGTCGAAATAGGCCTGCTGTGCGGCTGTCAGCGCCTTCTGGCCTCCAGCGGGTACAGCGGCAGCGGAGCCTCCCTGGCTCGCGGCAGGCGCGGATGCGCCACCGCCAACGGGCGTGCTGCTCGTCGGCAAGGCGCCAGAAATCCCGGTCGCCGCACTGGCGCCAGCGCGCGTAGCAGCCAGCGCGGCCAGCGTGCTGTTCAGCCCTTGGATCGCGGCACCAACGGACTTCACGCTCAGGTCAACGCCTCGCATGGCCGACACGGCATCCTGCGCCGTCTTCCACTGCGCATCGAGCGCTTTGCTCTGGTCCGCGGCCGCCTTCTCAATGGCCTTGATCTGCTCGTCTGCCAGCTTGTTCGCGGTGGTAAAAGCATCAAACTGCTGTTCGGCGATGGACTTCTGCACACCGGCCAATTTACCCAGGGCCTCCAGCTTTCCGGCCTGCACAAGCTGCGCAAACTCAAAATCGGCGATGCTGCCATATGCCTCACGCTTATCCTGCGTAACTGTGCCGATTGCGTCGCGCAGCCGATCCACATCCGGCATCACACCGGTCTGAGCAAGCGACAGAGCCATATCAATGAACGACCTGGCTGCCGTTATGTTGGCCTGGCCGGCCACATCACCGCGAAGCGTCTTCACCGCGCCAGCAATGTCATCAAAAATCCGGGTCAGCGAATCGACACCTTTTTGCGCACTAGCAATGGCAGCTTGGCGCGCATCAGCGCCATCTCGAATTGCCTTAATTTGCTCACCCGCAGCCGCCTGGATAGAGGTCTTTTCCGCTTCGATTGCCCGCTGAACGTCGGACAGCGCAGCGGTTACGGCCTCCTCGGCATCAGTAAGTGCGTATGCGTGCTGCTGCAGCGCCTGACTGGTGGCATCCAGCGCAGCAAGCTCACGCTCACGAGCTAGCGTCGTATTGCCGAGCAATTTCGCAATATTGAGTTCGATACCGGCCCGTTGCGCAGCCGCTGCTGCGGCTGCCGCCTTTGCATCCTCGATCGCCTTCGCCTCGGCCTGCAGCGCCTCACGGCGCTCGTACAAGGCCAGCGTGCTGGCAGCCATATCCTTGACATCGAGAGCACGCTGCTCGGCCAGCGGCAGCGATGCGCGCACCAGCGCGTCGATGTCGGCCTGGATACTGGACTCGGTAGTAGCAAGTGCTGCCGCAGCGGCCTCCGCAGACTGTGCAGCGGCATCGATGGCTGCCTTTTCAGCCACCCGTGCTTCCAGCGAATCGTAGAGCGCCAGGTTTGTGGCATCGATAGCCGCGCGCTGCTTTTCCGCCTCGGTCAGGCCGAATTGGTCAAGTTCTTTCTGAATGTTCGCGCGCTCTTGCGCAATATCGGCGGCCTCACGCGCTGCTCCGGTGGTAGCTGCGATTGCCGGGTGAACGGCAGCGAATGCTTCCTGCAGGCCCATCAGCTGCGCGTATTGCTTCGCGCCGGCCTCGGTCGTCAGATCGAGGCCCGTCACCACTTGCTTGAACTCGTCGCGGGTGTCCACGCTAGCCAGCCCCAGCCCAGCCAGCGCCGCCTCGACCGATTTGGCTACCGGCGCCAGCCGCTCAGCCTCGGACAGGTAGTTCTGCGCAAAGCTGCCTGTGTTCGCGGCCAGCGCGTCCATGCCGCCGGACAACGCTATCAGCTGCTCCCGCGCGCCCAACGATGCCAGGCCAGCCTGCCCGAATGCGTCCGCAGTCGTCTTGCCCAGAGCGGCCGCTACGGCGTTTGTGACCGTGAATTCGTCGGTGATGCGGATCAGCGCAGCGCTCGTGGCCTCGGTGGGCGCCTTCAGCGTCGCCAGATCCATCAGCGATACTTTGGCGCCGAACACCGCCTCGCCGCTGGCATTCAACGCCTGGCGATACTGCAGCAGGGCTGTGGCTTCTGTTGCCAGCTCCTGGCTCGTACCTTTGAAGCCTTCGATCAGGGATGACATGCCAGGGGTCAGGCTGTCGAAGATCAAGTCCAGCCGCTTCGCAAACACGGCGTCGAGCTCACCCTTGCCGTTCTGGTCCGTCCCTTGCGCGCCTAGGTTTGCGGTGATTGCCTTGCCGCTCACTGCCGCCGTGGCGGCCGATTTTTCGCTCGTGGTCAGGTAACTGGCCAGCACGTCATCGACCTTGGTCACAGTGGAAATGAACGACTGCACCGTGTCGCTGAAGCCATCCGACCAGAACGTGGAAGACAGGCCGAAGGTGCCCAGCGAGCCGGTGCCGTAGCCGTCGATGTAGCTCTGGCCGACCTTGCCTTCGTTGCCGCGTTCGTTGATGCTGATGTTGCCGGGGGTGTTGTTGGAGGTGAAAGTAAGGCGCGTGTTCTTCTCAGGCCCCTTTTGCATAAAGCCTACGACCGCAGCAGCAGCCAGCGCGGCCCAGCCCCAAACGGGAATGGCTGCCAGCGCCGCCGATGCGCTGCCCAGCAAGCCGGTGCTGGCCGCTGCGCCAGTGCCAAGCGCCCCAGATCCGAGCGCGACGCCCGAACCCAGCGCGCCGCTAGCGGCCGCACCCGAGCCGAGCAAGCCGCTGCCGAGCGCAACACCAGAACCAAGTGCGCCGGTGCCGACGGCCGCGCCAGCACCGAGCGCTCCAGCGCCCGCCGCCACACCGGATCCGAGCGCAGCGCCGCCGATCCCCAGCCACCCCGCAACAGTTGAGGCGCCGTTATACAACGACGACGCATTACTGGCCGTGCTGAACAGGCTGGACACGCCGGAGACGCCCTGGCCAAGCCCGGCGATGCCCTGATTGCCCGTTACCTGGGCGCCGATGTTGAAGATCCACTTCTTGACGGTCATCTGGTACAGCAAGTCCAGCAGGCCGCTTTTCAGCGTGTCCCGCAACCGATCGAACGCCGATTTTCCGCCCTCGAAGATGTTGACAAAGGTGTCGTGGGCGGTCTGGTCGATGGACTCCCACACCTTCTTTTGCTGCTCGAACTGAGCGGATTTTGTAATGGCGGCACGCTGCTCTTGCGCGAGCGTGCGCATGGCATCCGCAGTCTTTCGCATCGTCTCGGCCTCACCCTGGCGTGCGAGGTCGGTGGCAAGGATCGCGGCCTGAGTCTCCAAGCGCTGGGCAGCTTCTTCTGTCAGCGACTTGTTAAATTCGTTGACCTGCTCGGTACTCATGCCGATCACGGCGTTCGCGTCGCGCTGGGCCTGAATTTGCTTATTCAACGCGTCCAGGTCGTTATCACGGGCCTTTTCCAGATCAGCATAGTTTTTCGCTGCCTGACGCGTATCCTTGACGTCCAGCGCAATGATTTCCTCTTTCAAGGCAGCCTTGCGGGTGAGCGCCTGCTCTTCCTTGAGGGCGATCTGCCCCTGCATGTCGGCAATCGCCTTGCGGCTCTCGGGTGAATCCGGCAGCTGCTTTTGCAGGGCAATCCGCTGTTGCAGTTGGCGCTTCTCACGCGCAAGCGCCTCCTGGTCGAATTTCTCCGCGCGCTCGGCATAATCGATCTGGGCAGCTAGGCTGGTGGCGAAGCCGTTCGCGCGTGCCGATGCCGCAGTCGCGGCGGCACGCTTCGCAACCTCTTCCTCAATGCTACCGCGCCGCTCTATGGCGTCGATCTGCTCGTTGATGCCCTTGAACGCGATGTCCGCGTATTTCTTGCGCACCTCGCCGACTTGAGCAACGATGTCCTCCTCAGATGCGCCCGCCTCAATACCCTTCCGGCGAACCACATCAAGCTCCCGCTGAAATTGCAGTTCACGCGTGAGGCCCAGTTCCTTCTGCTGCTGCCAGGCGATGTCCGCCTTGTTGAACTTGACGCGAGCGGCATCAAGGGCTGCAAGCCGGGTCTCGGCGTCGATTTGCCCTTTCAGCGCCTCGACGGTCGCTTGTGCCTCCTTGTACTCGGCGGAACCGATGAAGCCGAGGCGGTTTTTTGATGCAGACTGCAGGCGCTTCTCCGCCGAAGTCAGCTTTTCTTGGAGCGTGTCTTCGCGACCGATGTCCAGAACCGCGTCCCAGGCTTTTTTAGCGACACCGGAAACCGTCGACCAGGCCTTTTCTATGGCGCCCAGGTTTCCTGCCAATTTCGCCGTCCGGACGTCCATGGCGTCCGCATAGGCCTTCTGTGCGACCTCGCCGGCCTCCTGGGCGCGCCCCTGGTCTTCCAGCGCCTTGATCTGGGCGTAGACCGCCCCCGTGAGGTAGTTGTACTGCTTGCTCAACTTTTCGCTGGCCTTGAGGGGCTCGTCCGCCAGGCCGGCGAAAATCGTGGCGGTTTCGGCAGCGCTCTGCCCGATGGTCTTCTGGACCTGCACAGCGGTCTGCCCGAATCGCTGCAGATTCGCCACGCCAATCTGACCAGTGCCAGCCAGTGCGGCCAATGCCTCGGCAGCGGCACCTTGCGTGCCGACAGTTTTGCTGATGTCGCGCGCCATGTCGGACAGCTGGTTCGACGTGGTACCCGCAGCGTTGCCGGTGAGGATGAGCGCGCGGTTGTACGCCAGCGCCTCCTGGCTTCCTTGATGGTATGCGACACCGAGCGCCAGGACAGCAACCGCCACGGCACTGATGGGCGTGATCAGCCCCATCACGCTACTACCCAGGGCGCGCGCTGCGCCGCCGACACTGCCGAACATGTCGCGCAGCTGGCCGCCCTGCTGCAGCAACACCGTGAGCGGTGCTTGGCCGCCCTGCAGCGATGTGATAATGTCGGTGATCTGCGCGGGCACGCCGCGGAGCGCGGCCGCCGTCGCCCGCGCCGACATGCCGGCGCTGTTCTGCGCGCCCTCGATGGCGCGCAGCTGATTCAGGTACGGCGTCAGCGCTGCCGGGTCGACGCCCCGCTGGCGCGCCAGCACTTCGAAATACTGCGCGCTGGAGCGGCCACCCGCTTCCATGGCGGCGGTGGTGCGTTGGATGGAACCGATGAGGCGGTTTTGAGCCCTCTCCACGCTGCTCGCAGAGCGCTCAGCTCCGGCACCGACAGCATTCAGCGCGCCGGCGCCCTGCGTGCCGAGGTTGCTCAGGCTGCGGCCCGTGCGCGTGATAGCGCCATCGGCGCGCTGGAGTCCGGACTCGACCCCGCTGGAATCGACCGCCAGCTCAATCGTTGCGCTACCAACCGTGTTCGACATGTTGTTCCAATAAAAAATGCCGCCCGGAGGCGGCTATTTCTGATACATCGCACTGACTGCGTGAACTTCCATCACGCACACGTCCTGCTCGAGCTGGTCGTACTCTTCAGGCGGCAGCGCCATCCGATCCAACTTGTGATAGAGGACGTTGTAATCCAGCCCGGTCGGGCCGTTTGGGCCGTTGCGCCATTGCGTCCGCAATGACTCAAACAAGCTGTACGCGATCAGGTTTTCCGGCCAGATTTCCACAGGCTCGCTTGCAAAGTCCTCCGGCGCGAACCCGGACTGCGCCATCTCCTCAACGGAGGGCTCGCGCTCGTAGATCGCCCTTGCAAGCTCGATCAGTTTTTTGTGCGCGCCTCGGCCACGGCGGTGCGGTAGACGGTAGCAATCGCGTTCAGCGCACCGGGGTTTTCGTTCTCCAGCTGGAGCAGCGATTTCTCGGTGAACGGATCGTCCAGATCCCAGCCGTCGGCGATTTTCAGCACATAGGCGGCATTCCCTTCGTCGGCCTCGTTGAACCAGTCCAGGACTGTCTTGGGCTTGGCCACGGCTGGCACGGCGCCTGCAGCGCCTGCCGCTTCCAATTCGTTCTGTTTTTCCGCTTCAGCCTTCTCGACCTCGGCTGCGGCGGCCATGCGCTCGTCGACCAGTTCAGCGAACTGCTTGCGCGTGCGGTAGATGAAGCTCATTTCGATCTCGCCGATCACGCCGCTCAGCAGCACGATCTCGACCACTTTCTTGAAGTTCTTCGGTGCGTTACCCAGCTTGACTTTGATTTTTTGCTTGGACATTTTTTACTCTCAGGGGAAGGAAAAAGACCCGCAAGGTGCGACCGAGCGGGCATAAAAAGACCCGCAAACGCGGGCCTGGAGACACTGGGTTTAGCTGGCGTAGCGGGTCAGGCGGTTGTTGCCGTTGAACGCCACGGATACTTGGTTGATCTGACCGTCCTGCAGCTTCACGGCTTCGTTCAGCGCCACCGTGCAGGGCTGGTACAGCGTGGCGCCGGAGCGCGAGAGCATCTTCAGGCAGGTGTCGGTCTGCACTTCGGTCAGCGACTTCAGCGCGGTGTAGCCGGCCGTGCCGATGGCGTCGGCATCCAGATTCATGGTGTAGCCGGTCGCCGCGAAGCCGTCATTGATCGAGTACTCGGAATCCGACTCCACGTACTTGAAGTTCACGGTCTTGGGATCGCCGCCGGACGAGGCCGGATTCATCACCTGGGTGATCTGGGTGAAGGTGGTGATCTTACGCACCGAGCCGATGCCGGTGCCTGCCGGGAAGAAGGTAGTGTTGGTGGTGTCCTGGCCTTCCAGCACAAAGCTGTCCGTGGTGCTCGACTTGATGCGGAAGTTGCGACGGTTGATGCGGCCCCAGCCCGAGGTGATCTCAACGATGTCGCCGTTGGCGTAGCCGTGCGCAACGGCGGTGACGACCGCCTCGGTGGCGTTGGTGACGATGGTGACCGGCTTCACTGCGCCGTAGGCGGTGGCGATGAAGAACAGCGTGCCGGTGGGTACTTGTGCCATGGTGTTTCCTTTCGATGGACGTAAAAAAGGCCGCTGGTGGCGGCCGGTGGTGATTGCCCATGAAGGGCTGAAAATGTAGCGTCGCGGACAGAGTGGTGCTCAGTACCAGACGCTGAAGTCCTGCCGCGCGCCGCGCAGCTTGGTGCCGGGCTCGTACGACGAAACGCATGCCCCTAGCACAGTGGTCTGCAGGGGCTCCGTAAGGCGCAGCGCGTCCTCGACCTGAGCGGCAAGGTCGGAGGCGGCTTGGCGCGTGGCAGCCCAGACGTTGACTTGAATGCGTGCATTGCGCTTCCCCGGCAGGGCAGCCTCGGTATAGTTCACCGCATCACCGCCAACTTGCTGGTAAGTGATGTAGGGTGGCTTGATGTTGTCGGGGCCGATGTCCGGATACACCTCGCCCGCAACCAGTTGTGCCAGCGCGTCGAAGATCTGCGGTTCCAGGCTCACTATGGCTGCTCCAGTTCCAGCAATTTTTCAGCCATCTTCGCGCGCGCCTGTTGGACGGCCTCAGGTAGCTGAGACACTGCGGGGCGTAAAAATGGGTATGCCGGCGCCCGGGAAGTGCCAAATTCGATCAGGTGGCCGTGGGGCGCCTTGCGCTTGTTCCAGCTGACCCGGTAGAGCTTCAGGGTGCCATCCGACTTTTCCGGCGAATAGGCCCGGTAGATCGCGCTTTGCAGCAGCCCGGTTTTGCGATTCCGAGAGGCGTTCAACCTCGCCTCGTCGTAGACCACCTTCGCCATCGCGGCCGCACCGGCCATCGCCACGTCTTTCTGCACCTTTTCACCAAACTGCGCGACCGAAGCCTGCAGGCCGGCAAGCTGGCTCAAGTCTATTCTGAAGCTCATACACTCCTCCGGGAGCACATCAGTTGAATCTGGCGGCCATCCTGCCCCAGCACGGCCTCGACGTTGTAGATGTTCGCGCCGTAGAGCACACGCATGGCCGGGAGCACGCCAGGGCGATGCCGCATAGTGATCGTGGTCGTCACGCTGTTCTGCGTGGCGCCGGCGGCGACGAACTCGCGTCCGCTCACATCGCGCACCTCTGCCCACAGCTTCCCGTCCCCCTCGGTGATCACGTTGACCCAGGCGTCCACCTGCTCACCGGCCGCATCCCTCGCCGGGCCGCGCACTTGCAGCAGGACGCGTTTGTTAAGGCGGGCGGCCAGGCTCATGCGTAAGACCGGCATGCGTCGAGCAAGCCGTCCAGGTAGGTGGATTGCACGGTGTCGCGCTCCAGGCGCGTGGCAGGGTCAAATTGCTCGCGCATCTTGGCCAGGATGTAGAGCTGCACACTTTCCGGCGTGCTGTCCGGCGTATCGCCGTAGCCGCAGACCACCTCGATGGTCACAACGTCCACGTCGTCCAGCGTGGCCGGCCAGCCGGCGCCGCGCGCGGGCAGCAGCGAGGACTGGTACTGCTCGCGACGCACGCGGTAGCCGGTGTCGGCCAGCATCTGCTCGACGCCGTCGGGGTCGATGTACTTGACCGAGGCGATCTCGATCACCGGATGGGGCAGCGTTATCGCGTCCCCAAAGCCGTCCGCAGTGACGCGCCAGGTCTGCTCCATCAAGCACTGGCCGATTTCGTGTTCCAGATCCGCTATCACGCCTTTGGTCCAGCTCGTGACGAGGGCATCCATGTCGCTGCCATCAATGCCCATGTTCGACTTCACCAGGGCAAGGTCAACGGCCAGCACCGCTGGCGGCGTGATGCGGATCTCGGCCACGATTAACCCGCCGCGAGGGAATCGGCGTAGGCGACGGCGGCCGGGTCGGCATCCAGAACGCCGGCCAGCGATTCGAGCAGCGCCGGGTCGATCTCGATGACGTCGTTGCAGCTGCCGTGCACGCAATCGACCAGCACGCGCGCGCGCACGGTACCGACGGCCTCGCCGCCGGTGCTGTTATCTTTTTTGGACATAGGGTTCTCCGAAAGGGTTGAAGTGGCCGGCGGGCGCCGGCCACTGGTTTATCAGGTGGCGGAGTTCTGGTACACCTTGACGGCCGCCGGCTCCAGCAGGTTGCCGCCGGAGCGCTGCCAACCGCAGAAGCCGACCTGGCCGTTCAGCGCGAACGCACTGTCGTCGAAGCGGCGCAGCGTGGTGCTGTTGGCGACATCGCGGATGCTGTACTGCGAAAAGTCGCCGAAGGCAATCGACTTGGCGTTGGCCGCCATGGTGGCCATGTCGTCGTTGATTGCCACCGGGTAGCCGTTAAGCAGATCAGGGGCGTCGGCCGTGATGGCAGGGGTCCAGATCGGGCGGCCGGTGGTGTCCTTCAGCTTCGAGACGATGGCTACGCTCAGGTCGTTCATCATGTAGCGCGCCTTGGCGCGGTAGGCGCGGTTGACGGCGTGCTTGATGTCGATCAGGTCGTCATAGGTCACCGTCAGCGTCTGCCCCGTGGCGCCGACTTTGCCAACGCCGGAGCGCGGGATGACGCCGTCCGGGGTGGTGGTGCCGGCGCCGGTGGTGAAGTGCTTGTTCTGAATCCGGGCAATACGCATCGCCAGGCGCGACACCACCAAGGCGATCACGTCGATGGCGCTGTCCTGGATCAGCTCAACCGGCAGCGCGATCTTCTTCGAAGAATACTTGAAGACAGGCAGCGCCACGGTGCCGAAGGTGATGTCGCCGCTGCCGGCCGCCGCGTTTTCGCCAACGATCTCGCCGTCCTCGCCCGTACCGTCGGAGGTCGGGAAATTCAGGGCGTTGCCGCCCGCCGTGGTCAGGATCGTCGCCACTTCACGCATGCCGCCGTAGGCCTTCAGCTTTTCGATGACCATCGCGGCGATCTCGGCCGGCACCGTGTAACCGCCCTCCGAGCCCGTGGTGGTGGACATGGCGTTGCGGATTGCCACCGCTTGCTCCGCCGTGACGTTGGCGCCGTTGCGGATGAACAGCGCGACGGCCACCAACGCGTCTACGGTCACGCCCTCTTCCTTCTTCGGCGGGGCCGAGTTGAAGAATTGATCGGCCTCCAGCTCGCGCATCTTTTCGACCGCCTTGACCTGGGCCTTGGTCTGCTCGATTTCGTTGGTCAGGTTATCGAACTTGGTCTGGTCTTCCTTGGTCCAGGCTTGGTCGCCCTTCTCGGCGAGCAGGTGGTTGGCTTGGGTGGCGAGGTTGGCAATCTTCTCGCGCAGGGCTTGGATATTGGTCATTTCGATTTTCCATAAAAAAAGGAGCCTATGGCTCCTTGTCTTCGGGGTGGACGACCCCGGGCGGGCGTAGCGCGAGAGGCGTTACAGGGCTTGTAGCAAAGCGAGTCGGTTGACGTTGGCCTGGCGCATGGACGGCGCCGCTGCCGGCCCTGGCGCCGGAGCGACAGGCGCTGGCGCAGCAGGCGGGGCGGCGGGCGCACCGGCCAGGGCTTGGGGAGTTTTCTTGAACGACGCCAGGTTCCACACGTTCGACGGCTTGGCCGGCGCCGCGACGACACGGTCAATGAAGCCGTGCTCCAGCGCCTCGGCGGCGGTGAACCAAGTCTCAGCGTCCATCCAGGCCGTGACATCTTCCACGCTCTTGCCGGTCTTGCCGGTGTAGTCGGCGATGATGGAGCCTTCCACCTTTTGCAGCAGGTCAGCCGTCTCGCGCAGCGCCGTCTTGTCGCCCCAGGCGAGGCAGCTGGCGTTGTGGATCATGAAGAACGCGCCGTCGGACATCTCGACCTCGTCGCACGCCAGCGCCACGCCGGTGGCGGCGCTCGCGCACAGGCTGTCGATGTGGGCGACGGTCTTGCCGGCGAAGCGCGCCAGGGCTGCCATCATGGCGCGGCCTTCGAACACGTCGCCACCCGGGCTGTTGATATAGACGTGCAGCACCTCGGCGTCGCCGGCTTGGGTGATGGCGTCGATCACGTTCAGCGCGCTCACACCCCAGTAGGAGTCGATCACGTCGTAGATGTAGAGCGATGCCTCGGCGGCGTTGCGCACCAGGTTGACGGGCGCCTTCTGGCGCGTCGCGTTGTCGCGGTAAAGCTGCAGGATTTTGCTCATTTTGCGGGCACTTCCTTCTTTGGTTGGTCGCGGGGCGCGCGGTAAAACTCGTCGCCACCGGAGATGGCCGGCAAGCGCTTCTTGCGGCGAACTTCGTTGACGCTCATGTGGCCGTCGCCCGCGCCCGGGCCGCCCAGCGCGGAGCGGAAGTAGGCGGCCTGGGCAGCGCTGTCACCTTCGATCAGCGCGTCGCGGTCGAATTCAACAAAGCGGCTGCGATCCCTGGGGAACAGCTTGCGGTTCAGCTCCTGCTCGATCTTCTTCAGCCAGGGCTGCAGGGTGTACTGCACGAACGCACGCCCGATGCTCTCGATGCCCGAGCCCCAGGAGGTGGCCCCGGTGGATTCGTTGATCAGGAAGCCCGGCACGCCGAACGCCCGCGCGATATCCAGCACCTGGAACTTGCGCGCGTCGAGCAGCTGGGCGTCCTCGGCGGACAGGCTGATCTCTTTCGCCGTGATGCCCTCGGTGAGCACCAGCGGCAGCCGGTGGGCGTTCTGCATGCCAGCATATTTGTTGATGAACGCGGTCTGCAGGTCGGTGATCTGCTGCGTGTTCATCTTGCCCGTCGACTGCAGCACTATCGACGGGTGGGCGCCGTTCTCGAAGAACTTGCCGCTGTATTCGTCCATCGCCAGCGCGTTGCCGATGGCGTTGCGCGCACCCCACTGGATGACCGACATGGAGCGCATGGTGGAATCGTCGAAGCCCAGGCCGGGGAAGTGCAGAATGTCCGACGGGTCGAACCAGGTGGCGATGCCGTGTTCCGGCAGGTTCACGTAGTAGCGCACGCCCTTGGCCGGGTCGCGCATCGGCGTCACCGAGCCCCATGGCAGGGGCAGGAGCTCACGGAACTCGCCGGCCAAGCCGCGCCGGATCAGCGTGTGGCGGTCGCCGCGCAGCAGCTGGCCCATACTGACGCCCTCCCAGTGGGAGGCAGCAGTGTACTCGGGGCTGGGCTGCTCGTTGAGCAGGTACCAGAGATCGTCACGGGGACGCTGCTCCGGGATGTCCGTAGCGCTCAGCTGGTACACGTTGAGCGGCATGCTGACGATGGCGCCGGCGATCTTGGCCACGCAGGCGGCGACGGCCGAAACGCGCATCGCCGAGGTAGCGGAGACGGTCGTTCCGCCGGCGGTCACGCCAAAAGCGTCCATCACGTCCTGGCTGTAGGCGACGTTGGACACCTGCCGTGCAGCCTCGCGCTCCGCCCGCCAGTTGGTCAGGATGGGCGAGCCTTCGGTGGCGGCGCGGCGCTGCACGTCGTCCCACGATGTATTTTTCGTCATAGCTCTACAAACCCCTGGGTGATTTCGTCGGTTTCCGCGTCCACGATGGCCCGGTTCAGGCACATCAGCAGGGCCACGACCCCGTCAATCTTGTTTTCCTCTCGCTCCTTGCGAGGGAAGATGTTCTCTTTCGCGTCCCGGTGGCAGACCGTGTTGCTGACCATCCAGGTCAGCAGCTCGTCGCCGTCGTGGTGGAAACGCTTCTGCAGCACCAGCGCCTCCAGCCACTTCATCGGCTCGCTGAAGTTCTTCACCGTCGAGCCGACTTCGATCATCGGCAGGCCGGCGGCCACCATGCGCTGGCTGAACTGCGTGGCCTGGAACGGGTCGTACGGACCTTCCTTCACCGTGTACAGCCGGGCGTCGTCAAGGAAGTCCTCTTCGATGACGCCGAAGTCGGTGACGTTGCCCGGCGTCGCCACCAGCAGGCCGCGGCGCGCCCAGCCGTCGTACTGGGAGTTCGTGCCCTCTTCAATCGCCTTCTCATTCAGGAAATAGCGGCCGAAGCCGTAGTAGTGCCGCACGCCGCCCAGGTCGCGCCAGAAGAGGCGCATCTTGGCGGCGATATCCACCTTGCTCGCCAGGTCGTGCGCGACGATGGCCTCCTGCCCGACGAAATCCGCAATGTTCAGCGCCGGGTCGCCGCAGGCATCCCAGGCGCGCATGTCCATCCAAGCGCTGTCCGCATTCACCCACACATTCAGGCGCTTGGTGAGGAAGCCGTTCTGCGCGCTGGCCATGGACATCGCCTTGCGGCAGGCCTCTTCCATATCGTCCGGCATCACCGAGACGCCGTAGTTCGGGTTGGCCTTCGCCCACACTGCCGGGTCGGTCCAGTCGTCCTCGGCGTCAATCGTGTAGATGATGCCGAAGAAGCTGTCGTCTTCGAACTTGCAGTCCAGGATCTTCGTCACGTGGATGCGCTGCTCGTAGCAAATGCCCGAGCGGTCGCTGCCGGCTGTGGTGATCATCCACAGGATGGGCTGGCTGCGGGCGCCGGTGCCGCTGTCCAGCACGTCGTACAGGTCGCGCTTCTTGTGCGCGTGCAGCTCATCGATCACGCCGCAGTGAATGTTCAGGCCGTCCAGCGTGCTACCCTCGGCGTTCAGCGGACGGAACACGCTGGCCGTGTCCGGCACCGACATGCTGTGCTTGCCGATGTCCACGCCGAAGCGCGACACGAACGAGGGCTCCCTCTGGGCCATGGTGATGGCGTCGTTGAACACAATGCGCGCCTGCTCGCCCGTGGTCGCGGCGCTGTACACTTCCGCGCCGGGCTCGCCGTCGGCGGTCAGCATGAAGTTCGCCACGCCGGACGACAGCGTGGACTTCGCGTTCTTTCGCGGCACCTCGATGTACACCCGCTTGAAGCGGCGCTTGCCGGTCTCGGCCACCTTCCAGCCGAACACCACGCAGAGGATGAAGCACTGCCAGTCCTCCAGCATGATCTTCGGGTAGACCATCTGCCCGCCCACCAGCACCGGCCGCGCCCACTCGCCCTTGATGTGCGGGAGCAGCTGCTGGAAGCGGCACACGCGGTCAGCGGCAGCG